GGGTGCCTCCCGCCGCGCGGGCGGGAGGCACGAGGTAGATTTCTTACTCGGTGTAGGTGCTGCAGGTCTCGATGCGGCGGATAGCACTGTCGTCGAGACGCACGGCGACCTTCGTGGCCTTCCAGCCGACGCTCGCGCGCTGGTTGAGCGGGTCGCCCGTACCGGCGGAGCCGAGCTGCTTGACGATGTGCTCGAGGCCGCCGCCGGTGATCTCGGTCGTGCCGTAGCCGTCGGCGCCGAGCACGAGCGTGACGTACACGTCGCGGCCCTGCGCGCCGGCCTCACCGGGGTAGATGATGGCGTTGTCCTCGGCCGTGACGGCGGCGTCCACGGTCATGGAGTTCGCGGTGTTGGCCGTGACGGTCACGCATGCGTTGCCGATGAGCACCTGACGGCCGACGAGCGCGCCGGACTTGACCGTGCCGCCGTCGAACGTGACGGTGGTCTTACCGCTGACCGCACCGTTGACGAGCAGGGTGCGGCTGTCGCTGGCAAGATCCTCTGCGTGGAAGATCTTTGCCTCCGTGCTCTCGACGAAGCGGCAGCCCTCGATCTTGCCGATCTCGCCCTCGTACATGTGCTCGGTGTCCACGTACTGGTGCGGGGCGAGCCACTTCGGGTCGTTCATAAGGTCATAGGCCACGTCGGGGTGAATGATGACCGGGAACGCACCGTCAATGCGGCGGCAGTTGGCGTTTTTGAGCGCGCGCACGGCGCGGCGGATGCAGTCGACGGTCAGGTAGTTGTTGTCGGCGGCGCTGGCATTGCCGCCCTGCAGCAGATAGCGGGCGGATACGCTCTCATCGGCGTACTGCACGTTGTCGCCGCCGACAAGCACCTCGCGGGTGATCGTGTCGAGCGTGCGGCCGGCCTGCGCGCCGAGGAGCTTCGTGGCCATGGTGAGGTTGTTGTCGATAGCGGTCAGCAGCAGCAGGTCACTCATCTGGATGTAGCCGCCGTACTGACGCACAGCCGCCTCAACGGTGGTCATGCTCAGGCTCTGGCCGTCGGGGGTCACGCCCTCGGTCAGGGCGGTCAGCGCCTTGCCGAGCGGGGCAAAGCGGCGGAACTGGATCGTCTTGCCGCCGTTTGCGGGGATGGGGTGCTTCTGCGCGAACTGGTCGTGCACGAGCTCGGGCTCGGCCGCGTCGATGAGGTAGTCCGAGTAGAACGTCTTCATCTCCTCGGTCAGGCTCTGCTGGGTGGTCACCTGCGTGTTTGCGTCAAACAGGCGCAGGTCCATGCGGATGTTTTCCATACTCATGTCTCCTTTTTTCTCTGCTGTCCGCTTCCGGGGACAGCGCCGGGGCAGCGCCCGGCCGCTGCGCTGCCGTGGGTTCGGTCTCCTGCGCG